CGCCAATCAACGCGGGGGCAGATTTCCAGATGCTCGAACGCGAACTTGCACAATGCAGGGATGTCCTTCACAATAATCGCGCCGTCGATGTATCGGCGCCGGTCGGTCGTGTGGATGTGAAACAAGTACCACACATCCGATGTGCGCACCAGGATTATGTGCGAGAGTGCCTTCTGCATCATCTGCCTCGAGGAGGTCCTCACGTCCACCGGGAAAGACTCCAAAATCTCCACATCTTGCACATTGCGCAGTTTGTTGAGCGCGACCCGCACGTCTGAATCCATGTCATCTCCCAAAGCCACAAGCCGGTTCATCGCTGGACCGTCCTTGACGTGCACAAGAACAACCTTTTCTCCCCGCGAGAATCGCAGCCCGGGTACCGTAAAAGACATCACCCGTACGTCGTTGCTGATGTTCAAAAACAATCTCTCTACATCCCTGTCCCGGAGATTGATCCGAGTCGGCACAGGTCCGATCTCCAACTCATGCACGTCATCAGACACAAACCGGACGGACGGAACCCACAGCACAGATTGCACTGCGAATCGGGGGATTTGCACCCCGGAAGTCCTCAGGATAAGACACGCACCTCCAACCTCAAAGATATCGGTTGCTGCACCATCGTTGCCGACCTCATCTTCGACCGTCCAAGTATACGAGCTCCCATCCAAAAAAGCGACGTGCAAAAAAAACACAACCCCGGACCGCGTCAAAAAGATGACCACGCTCCGCTTCCCCGTTGAAATGATCTTTCGAACGGGACCTTTCTTGTTTGCAGCCGCGTGAAGTTCCTTCATCCACGACGGAGCCCTTTCGCAAGAATCGGACATCACGGTGTTCGCCTCATGGATATAAAACGTCACAGCTCCAGAGGTCCGATTGAGCGTATACACAACCATCTTGCCGTCGCTCTTTCCTGGAATGTACCCCAACTGCTCCACATCCGCAACCCCCGCAGACCAACCCTCTGGCACATGCTCCGTGCCGGTCTCGCGGTTGTAAAACAAGAACCGCGCAGTGCCGTCATCGGTGAGATACGCGTTCAGAGCATCGCCGCATATCATTTGTTCTGCGACACTTGTGGAGATGCACGACGCAAAGAACGAACCGGGCTCCGTCCCCCAGATGTCATGGAACACGCTGCACATCTTGAAGATGACCCAGTGCAGTCCGGTGTTTTCGTCCACCGCGACCCACCGATTCCCGCACGCGACCACACTGCTCCATCTCCTCGGACCCAAAGGCACAATCGTCTTGTCGTAAAAGGTCATCGGAGCGACGAGGGGCGCCTTCTGAGACCTCTTGGGATTCCAGTTGTAATACATGACCATCAAATGACGGTCTTGCGTCAACACGACACCGGCTGAAGGATGCTGTGCGAGAGGGTGAAAGAAAACCCCCCCCTCCTCGGCCGCGAGCTCCTCCATCACAAGGTCCATGACGAGTTTGTTGAACAGCCGAAACAACGTTCTGCGCGTGCCTCCCTTCCGCTCCCCGGCATCTCGAGCCCGCTTGACCAGCTCACATCTGCACACCTTGTCCCGGATCCTCCCCGATGAGTCCACACTGACAGTGTTGTGCAGCCGGGGGACCCCCCTAGGGTGCACCCGTATCGAGCACAGACTCATTTGGTGGGTTGTTTGTCTGTCGCGAGTGGTCTTTAAAGGGACCCGTACGCTCGCTCTGGATTTTATATGCTCGGAGTGTACATGAACCAAAAAATCCCCCACAAAAGATACTTGTTCCCGCCCGCGGCGCGCACAACACCAACAAACGCCGCGGCCATCACGACAGCCAGAGGCACGGTGGCGCAGATGTACGCGGCACTGAGACCAATGCACATCATATACACGGCCGCGTGCGTCTGCCAGCGAATTAGACCCTTTCGATGCAGCGTCATACAGAAAGCCGACGATTGGATGGCGACGAGACTGTTATAACCCAACTGCACTCCATCTGTGCCTACCAGATGACTGCCCAGCGCGATCCACTGATACATCGCGTAAGAGTTCATGAGCATGTGAATGCGCGCCGATTTATCGCGTTTGTGGTCTCCACGCACTGTGCTGGATCCCGGACTTCCATAGACCGCGGTGGCGATGTCTGCGCCGATGTGCACGGCCATGATTCCCACCCCCCGCATCACTCCGGGAGCCGTGTATGCAACTACAAGCGGTCTGAGACTAAAGATGGCGGCGTGGAGCTGATACTGCTTCCAAATCATCGTCGGCCACGCACGCACGCGTTTCAGGGGGACACGAAATTGGACCCCGCTTAGTGATAATGCAACGTGCATCAGTATCAGGGGGCAGTTGGCACCCAGTGTTCCGGTGGTCGGCCATCTGTACGTGTAGCAATACAAAAAAGAGAGCAGCGAGCTGGCACCCAGTATTTTGTGAACATGGAATTGGTCCGCGGACGTAAACAGTTTTCGCCACATCGTGCACCACACTTGTTTTTGTGAGCGTGTGCAACTAAAGCCCCCTTCGACCCACCCGCGCGCTGGCTGCTGTGTGTGTCTATTTATTCTGGACAATCCGTACCATAAACAATGAAGACGGCTCTGTGTATTACAGGATTTGTGATTGGATGCATCACGTTCGTGGCATGGGCTAGCTTCGAGCACATCAACGCACAGCATGTTTTTGATGTACCCTCGGTCGAGTAGGACCCAGATGATTTCGCTCTGTATCGGTCCTCCCGGCCTTCTTTAACCAGCACGCCGTGCAAACCTCACCCCACCCACCCCAGAAAAAATGGCAGAGGAGGCGCGGGCGCGGGCATTGGAACTCCGCAAGCAGTTGTTTCCCGACTACAACAGCACAACCGACATCTGCCCGCGCTGCGGGGTGGTGCGCTGGAACGGGAGGGACTGGTCCAAGGAGAAGGGCGCGGGCTGCTGCATCTGCGGAATCTTCCACGGACACTGGCGCACCGCGCGCCGCGCGAGTCCTTGTGGCACGGGGTGTGTTTTCAAGTAGACGTTGCGAAGCTTCCCCTGCCGCACACCCCAAACAACCAAAAGCCCACGTGGGACGCGCACATTGTTCATTTGAATTGTGCGGCACTTCTTAAACCATAGCCCTTATGGCAAACAATACATCCCGTGGGACCAAGACGCTTCTCCCCGGCCGCACGATGGACACGGCTTCCACATCTTCTGAGCAAGACGAAAACCCGGTCCCGCTGCCTTTGCCATTTGATATGCGTGACATTCGTGGAGTTGTAACTGTTCAGCTACAACCAGAGCAGCATCGATTGCTGCGGCATCTCCATTGCGTACGGCAGCATACAGCGCGTCTTTAGCCATCTGCTCCTTCTGTCGGGTCTTATTATCCATCATGATCTGTGTGTATATTGTGCGGCACTTCTTAAACCATAAACAAACTGCCAGCTGTCAAAGAAAGTTCACTGGACCTTCAATTAAAAACAAGGCGGACTCGCAGCTCGGCCTCTCCCACGGCTTTCAGCAAGTCACTGCTACGCTTCATGGATTTGTGTGACTGACTGGGAGCGCAAATCCCCTCTTTAAAGCCCCGCGTCTTTCACTGGACAACATCACCCCTTCGAGGCTGCACTGTGCGCAAACTCCAACACATTGAGCGCGTTCCGCATCTTCAGCATCTCGCCCTTCACCACGCCCGCCGACTTTCTGAACGCCGCATACCAACTTTCCAGAGCATCGAACTTTTCCTTGCAAGCACGACCGATGTTCCCGACGGGCAAGCCCTGTTCCCAGATCTCGAACCTGCAGTGACGGGGAAGCTCGCACGCAACACACACGTCGTTGGTCAGCTCCGTAGCATCGAACAACCAAGCGGACGTGCGTGCCGCTGCGAAGAAATCCGACATCCGCACACGTCCTTCAGCCGTATCGAAACCACAAGCCGCCAGATTGAGGACGCGTCTCTCGGTCCTTGCGAAGTTGTTCGTGTCCCCGGTCAGAGCAAGCGCCAGCTCGTGCTCCACAGACAGATTCCCATCGGAGAAACTTCCTTGGCCCCCCATGTACACATCCACATCGTCGTCGTCTGACTTGTCCGACGTCACAAACCCCGCCGAGCTGCCCGTCCCGTAGTCACTGCCATCCTCCTCGCACGATTCCTCACTGGAACTCGCGGCCACGATGCGTCTCCGGCGTCTGCGCGGTCCAACCCCGCCGTCGGACTCGGATGAAGGCTCTGCCTCAACAGCCCTCTTAACCCCGCGCGTCTGCATGGTAGGGTGTACAAATGCAGACCCGTGCCCGTCATAAAGCAGTCGTCTGTGTGCTGCCCCCCAAGAACGAATTCGTCATCATGGAAATCCGGACCCCCTTGGTGTATCACACAAGACACTCGATGAAAATGACGGTGTGCCCCCCGTACGCCAGCGATGTGGCTCGGTTTTGCATGCTTCACGGAGACTACCGCACGCTGTTGCGGGAGTTGGGCTCGAACGGCACCGCAGACCATTTCTTCTACTATGCACGAGGCTCCCCCTCGAACCGTCTGGGCCTCTTCCAAGGAGGACACGCGAGCTTGCGATTGTACGACAGCAAGGTGATCCTTGTTGAATACCAGATTCACGCATCCGAGATGCTCGCGATGTTCGAGGAGGTTGTGGCACAGTAAAAGATTCATAAGCTCTTATAAGGAAACACAAAGAGTATGTACGCAAATACATGGAGGCGGGGGTGCTCGCGTTCTCATCCCGGTCTGCGCCTGCGTTCCCGTGGAAAGGAAGGGGCGGCGAACATCCCCCCGCCAACACCGCCCAGCACTTGGAGGAGTTTGTTCGCCAAGACATCGATCGCTACAAACACTTCCGTCAGATTCTGTCCAATTTTTGGCCCGCGCCGTTCAAGCTGGACGGGAAGACGTACAAGACGGTCGAGCACGCGTACCAAAGCGCCAAGTATGCCGGGACGTCGTTTGCAGATGAGTTCACGCTGGACTCGGGGTCCGAAATCTCGACTTCCGCGGCGATGGCAAAGGCCGCGGGAGGCAAATCGGGGAAATTCAAAGGGAAACACATCCGGCCTCCCGGTCTGACAGTGGTGCCCGGTTTCGAGTTCAAAAGCACCCGGGGGGTGATGGAGCGGGCGCAGATGGCGAGGTTTCAACAGCACCCCGATGACGCCGCCATGCTGATAGCGACAGGGAGATGTGCGCTTGTGCACATCATGCGGGGCACGAGGGTCCGGTTTGCGGGGCTGGAGAATGTGCGGGATATCCTGCGCGACCGCGCCGCGTGATGTGTGAAAGAACAGCCACTTTCACATCACATCACATGCTGCTGCTCGGGGGAGGAAAGGGGAGGGGGCGCCAGTGTTTCTTGGTCGGGGTGGAAAATTTCAACCCCATCCCACATCTCGTCGATCTCGTTCTGCGACACGATGTTCTTGACCTTCTGGAAGTTCTCGATGCGGAGCTCCAGCCCGCGCAGCCCTGGACCGAGCGGCCCCGGTCCGAACGGCAGGAACAACAGAGCCGACAGTGCGCGCTCTTGGGCGCGTTCAGAACCGATCTCCACAAAAGTGTTCGATGAACCGATGTCCAGCAACCACGCTTTCCACCGGACCCCGTCGACCGGAGACACGATGCACCGGTACAGGTCGACGGAGATGTCCACGTGCATTTTGTGGGGTCGTCTTCTTTAAGGAGCGTTAAAGGGGGGTGCCAACACCCAAACGCTTCTCTCCGCTGGTTCTATGGTGTTTGAGAACATCCGCGACGATGTTATCGCAGTGTTGGCGATGTTCACAGCAATCACCATGTCGGTGACGCTGACGCTGACTCCCGCTCAAGCTGTTGCTGTTCTACAAGACGCGATGCGTGGCGAATCGCTGCTTTGGCTGGAGGGATGGCAGGTCATCGGGGGCCTCGGCCTCGGCCTCTTTTTCATCGTCATGTGCTGTGCCGTCTTCTTCTGCTTGTTCGGATGCCTTGTGCTTCCACTGGGTGTGTTGTATTGAGTGAATGGGGGCTTCTGAGTCATTTAACAACGGGCACGCCCTTATGATATCGATGGACGTCTGTGACCATGCCAACCGGACTTTTTTGCGGGCGCAGAAACCGTGTTTCCAACAACACAAGCGCCGCAGCGAGGCTCAGAGCTCGCGACTGCGCACCGAGATGCTGAAAAGGTACAGATCGAAGTGCGCGATGTGCAACACTGTCCTGGACATCCAGACGATGCACGTCGACCACGTCGTCCCCTTTGCCCGTGGCGGTTATGATGGGCCTCGCAACTGGATGCCTCTGTGCGGCCCGTGCAACAAGAAAAAAGCCGCGAATGTGCTGCGCGTCTCGCTTGTGGACGGAAGATGGACCGTGGATAAAGAGCGCAGTGCTCAGAGCCCCAATTCCGGCCGCATCAATGCCACACCCTCCGGTACCGCGTATCACGATTTAGATGGATGTGCAAGAAAAACGGCGTCTGAAATCTCGTGGGAAGATGCCAGGCGGCGCAAACTCGCCCCGTGCAAGATTTGCCGCAACGGTACATCTACTGCACACACACCCATCTCAAGCAGCAGGGCCGTAGCGCGCGTTGATGGAGTGGCGCACGCCCACCGCCTTGCGCACTCCGAGCTTGTTGACCCCGTGCGTGTACCTCTTCTGAAAGTCCACGCCCACCATCGCCACGATGGAGTTGGACATCATCGGGATTCTCCAACGCACAGGAGCCCCCTTCGGCCCCACCATCAGGTCGCGCGCCTGGCCCACGGAAAAGATGGTGACCAGTCCCCAAGACGGGTCCTCGTCGTCCGCGTGCCGACCGATGCTCCCCCCCCGGGGCGTCTCTGGGCCGTAGCGCAACGCCGTCGCGTGCCCCATCTTGGACAAGATCCTCGCATCCGGGACCCTCTCACAAACCCGCGCGCGGATGGTCTCCAAGACCGTCTGCATGTCTTCCGGGACCTCATCCGCACCATGCACATGTCCCCCGAATCGATACGGGCGGCCATCCGGATGGTATGTCTTTGACAAACGGGGCTCATCGTGGCCAAAGACACCAGGGGCCCGAACATGCTTGATGGACTCGAACATCGGGATGACACGCTTCTGCATCTCCTCCTTCCCGAACACATCGTGGGCCACAACAAGATGACACCCATCCGACAGCTTGTGGACCCCCTCGCCGACAACCTCGATGCGCCTCATGCACTTCCTCCCATCCTTTCCAACGCCGCCCTTCTCAACCATGGTGTGCGTTTTTTTTTCGCGCGGCGCGTCCGTGCATGGTCTTAAAGCAAAAACCCGGCACATAAACATCTCCGACAAAATTCATCTGCGCCCGATAGTGCCCTTTAAGTCACCCCCCCCGCTGTGCATTCAAGAGGTCCGCAATGAACCCAACGAAGCTCGCATCTTGCCGAGACCAAGACCCAGATTCAGGTTTGAAAGGCTTCTTGATTTGCGCCTTCTGTTTTGTTGTGTTGCTCCTCACAGTCAGAATATACCTTCCAACCACCTAACAGTTGATGCTCTGTGTTTCCCGGACGCGACGGAGAGGGTTTCGCGTGATGAATTGGATCGCATCTTGAACGCGGCGATTTGCCCGGGGGCAAAGGTTGTCTGCCTCAACAACTGCGAGATGATGTCTCAAAGCCTTGTGCATTGGGATGAGAACTTCATGGAAACCATCAGAAAACGATGGCTCGGCGGGAGGTTTTTGTCGGACACGGGACTCGGCATGGTGCTTGGGGATGACTCCTACAGCATTTTCGAGTGCGAAGGGACACCCCACGTGGACGCAAATCGCAACAGCCACCCCGCCCTCAAGAAACTCAACATCTTCGGGCCCGCGTTTCTAGGACCCTGCTTGTTTGAGCGCTTCCAAGATGCCGTCCACGAACACATGTGCGAGCCCGGGTCGACATACATGCACAAGGACACCATCTTCCAGTTCCTCGAGAACGCTCGATGTTTTCTGGGGATCACACAAGACCATTTTGAGCGTGCCCTTGCGTTGGTGCCCCTTTGAAAGCTGCAGTGAATGTTGTTGTATACTCACAATCGACATCACACAAACAACGCGCGGCGCACCGCCGTCTGCATCGCCTCAACCTTCGATGCGACCAACTTCCCCGTTTGCGGTCCCGGATCCGCCGTGGTGTTTTTTAACATTTCATTCGCCTCCTTCACAAACTTGCCGTTCTTCCGCATCGATCCCCACGCCGAAGCCAAAACGATGAGGATCACAATCGCAAAGAGGAGGCCAAGCAATCCAAACCCTGCTTGGGACAGAGGTCGCAGCGAATCCCACGACCCGAAACTCGATTCGCATCCGTTCACTGGAAGAGACGTCACGATTTCCTTTAGAGGAGCCGTTGAAACCATCAACACGGCGGTCGAGTACATCAAGATGTTCACCATGCTGACGATGAAAGCGAACACCAAAACGATCGGCATGACGAATTCTGTTTTGAGGATTTTCGTGAAGATCCATGCGTAGACGAGGTGCGGGAAAAACAAAAGGGCCCCCAAAAAGAATTGCTTCCACCTGGATTTAGGATCCTCCCCCGGAGGATTCACGTATGTCTTCCACAAGCCAAGGGAGAGATCGATCTTGTGGACGCCATAAGATGCCCATATTCCCAATGCAACGATGCTCAACCCCAAAACCCAATCTAGGAGAACTCGGATGTGCAACACCGGAGTCTTGATTCCGGTGGGGGGGGGCAGAGTGTGCATTCCAACGATGTGCCTGAAATACCAAGTTTCAGGACTCACGACGGCCAAGGCATCAGAGCACGCGTCGTTTTTGGAGTATGCGCTTCGGATGTCACTGAAATACCCTCGGACGATGAGTGTCATCACACAAATAGCGACGATGCTGGAGATCGTCGCTATCCCTGCAAGGAGTTTTAATCCGTTCCATATTCTCGAGCTGAGTCCTCTGTTTTTTTTGAACAAATCTAAGGCCCCTTCGAGAGGCCCCCCGGCCGTCGGCATAGACGATGTCAGACTCCTCCTTTCCTATGATTGGGCGATCGTGTGCATAAGTATGCGGCGCCCGAAACGAACGCCAGTTCACGGAAACGCAAAGGCGCGGGGTGCGTGCGCGGCGCTGGAACATCCCGAGGCTGAAACATGCCGGCCACACTGCATCTGCCAGCTCGTGTTACCCGGCGTTCCGTGCGTCTCCAACAGAGCCTCAGCGGCATCCAGCTCGTCTGTCGATCCGCCCGCATACCGAGCAAGCAGGACGACGAGCTGCGCCCACACGTCCCCGGCTGTCCACAGCTCCGTGTGCCGACTTCCGTCCGTGTACCTAAAGTCGGTGCACGCACGCATCGCCGCTGCCGGGAATACACCCTCAGGCGGGTTCAACAGAATGCCCAAAGCCTCGGCTGCAACAACCCGGTCCACGCCACATCTTTGATGCGCGTCCCACGCCGCATTGAAGACGCATATGATGTCCCCGTTGGTCGCCCACGACGCGTCGATGGACGAATCCCCCAGTAGCCTAGCGACTGCCCGGATGTTTTGGACAAACACGGCCCACGATGACCCCAACACGCAAGCACTCGGCTCCATGTGGGCTGTGTAACCCAGTCGGGTGCGTGTGTATGCTTAAAGGACGTCCGTTTTGGCGCTTTAAGGCCGCACACACCGCCACATTCACTTTCCCAGAAATGGCCACGGATTGCCCCGTTTGCTGCGAGCCGTACACGGGAGTTCATCGCCGCCGCGTCGAGTGTCCCTACCCCGAGTGCAAGTACGGGGTCTGTGCGGGGTGCATCATCGCATACCTCAGCGCATCGACGACGCCCGAGACGGCGTGCATGAATTGCAACAGGTCGTTCTCGCTCGAGTATCTGGCCGAGAACGTGCTGTCCCGAGCGGCGGTGAACAGGGTCCGCGAGAACCAGAGGAGCATCGCCATCTCTCTGGACCGGGCTCATCGCGCCGAGGCCCTCCCGTACGTTCCCGCCTACAAGAGTCGTCTCGATGACAAGAAGCGTCTCACGGAACTGATAAAAGAGATCGACGAGGCGGACAGCCATCTGGCGAGTCTCAAGGACCGCAAGCGCAGGATCGTTGCCAACATCGCCGACGCGGAGCGTCCGCGCGCGCGCGCGCGTCTCGAAGAGCATCGCCCCCGCGTCGTCTGGGAATACCCCTGCACCGTTCACGAGTGCAGGGGGCTGGTCGCGCCCGATGGCAAGTGCCACGTTTGCGAGACGTGGTCTTGCAAACGGTGTTCGGCGCCAAAGACCGGCAAGGAGGACCCGGACCACGAGTGCACGCAGGAGAACATCGACACGACGAGGGAGCTTCGCCGCAACACGAAGCCGTGCCCCGGCTGCGGAACGCTCATCTCACGCTCGGCAGGCTGTCCCCAGATGCACTGCGTGGCGTGCCGCACCAACTTCGACTACCGCACCGGCCACATCCTCGAGGAGCGCACCGTGATGAACCCGCATCTCGCTCAGTGGAGGGCGCAAAACCCCAATGCAGAAGCCGCCCCGGTCCCGGAACACAACCCATGCAATGGCTCCGCCCGCGGACTCGCCGACACCATGTTCGGTCGCGGCTGGCCTGCGTGCACCAGGGCGAGGCGCATGTTCAGCCACGTCGCCCGCTCCGCATCGGCTGCCGAGCGCTACGCCACACAGTGCGCCGCGTGGTTGGAGAACGGCGCCGCCGACTTGAAGATCGACCACGGCATCAAATTCTTCGCCGGAGAGAAGGACGAGGGAGCTTGGACCCGGGTGATGAACCGGATCTGGGAGAAACGGCAGAGAGCCGAATCCTACATGCAGATCTGGCAGACGTTCGCCACCGTTGTCGCTGATACTCTGCGACTCGCGCTGCGTGACATCAACCGCGACGATTTCGAGGCCCTCACGCGCACCTACGCCAGCCTCAACCGCATCAGAATCTTCACCAACGACCAGCTCAGGAAGAGTGCGTCTCTGCACAAGGGTGGGGTGCCGTGTGTCCTCGCATTCCCCGGGCAGCACCACTTGGTGTTCCAGGGCACCCCCTACGAAACCGAATGGTTGGAGTGGGAGATCGAGTTTTTCGGCCAGCCCGTCGCGGCGTCATTGTGATCCCGATGATTTTGGTGTCGTAAAAGGCGTTCCTTTAAAACCCGCTGCGCGCAACCGCACACCAAACAGTGCACCACCCATGGAAACCAACACAGCGAATCGCTGGAACCTCACTGCGATGCCATCGGGCGGGTATACCCCGTGCACACACTACACAACGTCGCCTTCCATCCCCCCGTACCGGACCCCTCTCCTTCCATCCGGAGGAGTCCATATATGGAGAATCGGCGCGATGAGGTCTTTGATCGACATAGGAAAGGCCGCGTATGCATACAAAATGCCGCTTTCTGGAGGGATCGAATCCATCAACGTCAACGCCCTGAACGCATCGCTGTTCTCCACCAAGCTTCTCAAGACCCCCCGGGCCGTGCTGGCTGTGTTGTGGAAGGAAGACGACGCACGCTTGAACCAACTCGTCGCGTGCACCAAGACAAACTGGAACATGTTCCAGGATTCACTCCGGAACGGAACCCCCATCTGCTCAACGCAGGCTGGCTCCTTCGAGCATGCTTCGTTCGAGGCAACGGGGCCCGTTTCATCGGTGCTTGTTTACGTCTGGGACGGGGACTTCTACTACACGGAGGAGAAGCTCGGAGGCATCGATTGGATCCCTGGTGTCCCCACATCCATGAACCAGAGCCCGTGAAAACACGCGACCCACAAGTGCAGCGCGCGCCCCGTGCGAGGGATGGGTGGGGCACAAGCCCGGTGCATTCCCGAGTCACAGGGCTCTCTCCCTTCCTTCCTTCCTTCCTCTGTCCTTGCTTGAGCCACGTCTGACATCAACGCCACAAAACCGCTCTCTCGCCACGCGCCCATATGACTCCGTGTTGTCGATACTCGGGTAACAGACCACCGCCGGAGAAGGGGGAGAAGAAAAGCTTCGGCTTTTTTGGCCACATGCTTTAACCCCCCAGACCCAACATTCAGAAACTCGCCATGAAAGGCTCGCTAGAAATGGTGATCGGCCCGATGTTCGCCGGGAAATCCACCGAACTGATGCGCCAGATCAACCGCGACGCAGCCATCGGCTTGCCGTATGCGGTCGTGAACCATCACCTAGACTCGCAACGATACCAGAGCCCCGGAGTTTCCACCCACCCCACCGCTGCCGGAAAACAAACCATCTGCGCCTCTGTTTTGGATTCCCTCATGCCGTTCATCGCAACCGATTCCTTCCGCGAGGCCGCGACTGTCTACATCAACGAAGCCCAGTTCTTCCCTGACCTTCTCCAGTTCGTAAAAACGTGCGTGGTGCGCTTCCCCGACAAACGCATCGTGATTTGTGGCCTGGACGGAGATTCGTCCCAAGAACCGTTCAAACAGGTGGTGCAGTGCATCCCGTACGCAGACAAAATCAGAAAGCTTTTGGCCCAGTGTATAGTGTGCAAAGACGGAACTCTGGCCCCGTACACGATTCGCCGAGGTGACGCATCGCCGACGCGCGTCCGGGTAGGGGGCGCGGAAATGTATTCCCCCGTTTGTCGCAGCCACCTCCTAGACCCCGAAACGGCCGACCGAGCGCTTTAAGAGTGTAGGTTATACAAAAACAACCAATCGCCATGGAGGAGCTGGAGGTGTGCCGTCGGTGCATTCGTTGCAACGAAGACAAGGGCCGTGAGATGTTTTACAGCTCTTCTTGGAGAAACAAAATCTACATCTGCAAGGTGTGCTCCAACATCAAGTGGAAGACCCCGGGGATCAAGATGCGCAGAGCCTTCAGACGCGTCAACAAGGGGGTCCAGATCCCCGAAGGTGTCGCCCACGCGGTAGCAAAACGATGCCACGGACTGTCTGAAATCTCTGGCGAAGACGGCCGCTTGCTTTTTGTGACGCGCCGAAACTTTGAAGGCAAGGTGGTCACCGAAAAAGACATCGTCGTCATCGGGAAAAAAGAAAGAAGGATGTGGAAAGACCTCAGCGAGGACGCACAACGCGTAAGAGAGCGCGAGTGTGCGGAGCTTCAGCAGTTCGCATCCGGACGCGGCGATTCCATGTTTGGGTCCAGTATCCGTTCTTCCCCGTCGTGTCGCTCTTCCCTTTCATCGACATCCCCCGTCATCCCCCTATCCCCTTCCCCCCCTCCCCCTCCCCCCCCACGACGCACCAAGCCGTCTGTGTGGGACACGCTGAACGACCAGCAGTCGGCCGCCGCGTTTGCTTTTTTGATGGCCAACTGCGACTCTTGAACAAGACAATGTAGACGGTGTATATAAGCCCCGGGGTTTTTCCAACAAGGAACCACCCGTGTTGTCATCCGGAGGGGGGGGGGCCGACCATGAAACTTGTCATCAACCTCTTTTTTGTTGGAGGTTTGTTGTTCCTCATCACCACCGGATTCACGCTCAAGGGGTCCCACGACTTTCACAAGGCCATGTCGAATTCCTACAACTACGACTTTGAGGCCAACGGATGGTCCCCGCATGGAAAGTGGGTGAAGGGCGAAAAGTCGTGCTCGGTTCCCGCTTCCGAGGACAGCGACTGGGCCGACCTGTCAGCCGCACAGCAAACCGCCGCTGCTGTCCTGGGATGGAACAATGCCACGTGGACGACCGGATCTCCCGCTCCCGCATCGGAGGGGAAGGTCTGGAGCGAGCTTACGGGCGCCGAGAGAGAGGCCGCGGGAGCTCTGGGATGGACCGAGGAGACGTGGGACTGTGGCCGGTTCCAATACAAGCGCCAAGAGTGCTCGAAGCTCATCTGGCAGAAGCCCAACACCACCTATGACGGTCTGGACCGCGCGGCGTGGAACAACCGCAAGCTCATGTTCTTCTCTCTTGGATTCCACAACCGCTCCGACAACAACAATGCGCCTACCTCGACGTACGAAGTCATCGACGATTTCGGGTCGTCGACCCCTAGCCAAAAGGACTTCAAACACACCACCATGGGCAACCTTGAGACCATGGGTTGGTGTGTGTTTTCGTTCTCGATCCTCGCCGGGTTGTGGTTCTTGGCGGAGTTCTGCTCGATTTCACGCAACATCCACATTTGCATTGTCGGGTTCAAGAATATCCCTTTCATCGGGAAGCTGATGCAGGGACTCGTCATGTTCGCTTGGCCGTTCCTCTCCCTCGCCTACTACGCAGCCTATAGTCAAGCGGTGTTCGCGTCGCGTTTGACCGTCGACAGCCTCGGACACCCTTGCTTCTTCCCGTCCGACTGGAGACTCGGGACTTTCCGCCTCGAACTCCTGTTCTGGATGTACGCCGCCTCCTTCATGATTTGGATCGTTTCGATGTTGGTCATGGTCACAGACGCACATAAGACGAAAGAGCGAAAGGAGGGGGAGGAAGGGAATATGGAATGGGGATCGGCGACGTTCCATTTCGGCCGCTCCATCGATTACGAAGCAGTCCGCTGACCCATCAAAAGTACACACGCTTTAAGCCCAGCACGCAGCACATTGGGGTTGCAGAGCGCACACAGATGGTTCCAGGGTAGATGTACGTGATCGTACGCCCTCGGTCTCCACCCCCCTTTTGCGGGGTTGGTATCAAAGTGGGGGCGTTCCTGCGCGAAACCGCCAAAAAGACGACCGTCTTGCCGCACAGTATCTACGACTCCATCTATCTCCCTATGATAGAGATAGAAACATACACCGTGCGGCTGCAGCGATACTCCCGCGTAGACGACTCCGCGATGCTTCTCGGTCTCGTGTACATGGACTTGATAAGCAAGAAAGAGTCCATCCGGATCACGAAAACAAACGTCCATCGGATGTTTCTCGTGTGTTCCATGGTGGCAAGTAAATGGCTTATGGACATTTTCTACGACAACGCATGGTGGGCGAAGATCGGCGGCGTGAACCTGCATGATCTGAACCGCATGGAACTCAGAGTTTTGTACGCGCTCGATTGGAACGCGAGCGTCCGCATCGAGACGTTCGATAAAAAGAAGGAGGCCGTCGAACATCTCTGGACGCGGTTCCGTCACGGAGCCCGACACGCGGAAACCGCACACTGCACACCACTCACACTGCACTGCACCCCCCCCAAATCCCCCGATAGAAGGTTGAAATTGAAAAAATAAACACTTACGCCGCCCTCAGAACACCACAAAGGGCACAGGAGCCCATCTGGTGGTATGCGAAGAGTGCGCTTTTATGAAACCCGAGGCGAACCCCCCTCCACCCCTCCCCGCGCTGCCCCGCTCACATCTCCGCAGGTGTTTGCAGAGGTGTGTGCTCCACTGCTGGCAATGAAGCGGTCGGCTATGATATGCATCTCAACTCTTCGCGGTGCAGACAATCACTATACAGCGATGACCAGAAGATTCATCGACATGGAGAAGGAGGGCGAACGGTCTCCGTTTCGCATCATGAGCGTGGATATGATTTGTGACACGTGCCGCGAATCCGCTCATCCGGAAAATTGCAGACACACAAACCCCGACGACATCCCTCCTTGGCAGAGCTCTGAGAACCGGCAGACGGCGTCCTTGCTGATCCAAGGGTCCGGAGACCACGCGGCGCTCGTTGGCCGTGAAATGTTGGGTGTGAGCTGCGACAGTCTGGAACGGGCGTTTGAAAGAGACTCCGTTTGGAAGCTGTTCAACAACCCGCGCACCCCGCCGCCCCCCCATCCCACCAATCTGGTGGTCGGAGTCGACCCCAACGGAGGCGGCAGCAGCATGATGGCGATCACTACACTCCTCAAGGACAGCTGTCAGCCTTTTGCAATGGTGAGCCCCCCACTCATCACCCCACCTGATAAGGGAAGAGTTAGCAAGAATTCAAAACAACAGCGGCGCGCTCAAACGGCGTATCGGAGAACATAGCCGGTGATTATGCCGTCGATGTATCGGTCCATCGTCAAACACCCGGTCTGCATCCACCTCGATGTCTCGCTGTCCAGCGCGATGAAGAATCCGTCGTGCCCGGTCAGCGGTCCGTATGTGTCGTGCTCCGTCTTGGACCCGTCTGGAAGTGAGTGGGTTGGATGTGCAACCCACGCCTTCATTTCCCCGATGACATTCAGGCACGCGAAGAAAAAAACGCGCATGTCCGTCAGTGTGCCTTGCTTGACCAGCTTAGAAAACACACCCGAGGACTGCGGGGGGAGGAATCCGAGGATGGGGGTCACAAGGTTTACAATATCCTCCTTGTTTTCCGCACACAGCACCGACCCGACCACGTCCTCCTTTTTTCTCACCCCCCTCCTCGCCATCCCAGCTAGCCGGTCTGGAAAATAGCCCCGTGCAAGACCGCGATCAACAAGAGAGGCTTGTTTGTGGACATATAAGGAGGCTTAAAGCAACCTACCCGGACAGCACCATCTACGTCGCGGTCGAAAACAATCTGGGGATGGAAGCCTCGCACATCGGCAAGATGGTCGGAGACATGGACATCGACGAAGTCAATGTCGTGCATCAGGTCAACGGGAAAACCGGCGTACACACTACTCTGCAGTCGAAAAACATATGGGTATACGGACTCCAGCGGATGCTGGAAGACCGATGTCTCAGCATTTGCGAATCGGTCATCTCACGAAACGCACAAGAATGCGTCCGCGAGTTCGAGCGACAGCTAAAATCCTTCTGCCGCATAAAAACGATGGGCGGCTCGACCACATTTTCAGGAAAACAGGCCGGAGCCAATGACGATATGGTGATGGCGACCCTGATTTCTGTCGCGGTTCTCGAAAACGTCCGCAAGCGTAAGATGACACAGCTTTAGACAAGACCGTTTGTGCTTTAAGAGAAAGAATCCCCTTACCGTGCATGTGTGTGCGGCAACACAACAACGACATGCCGCCAACCCGCAAATACAACATCGTGTACGTGGACCCCCCGTGGCGATACAACGACAAGGGATGTGAGGGGGCTGCATCCACACAGTACGGAACGATGTCGCTCAAAGAGCTGGTGGAGCTCAAAAGCACCGTCAAAGAGATGGCGGCCCGGGATTGTGTGTTGTTGATGTGGGTTACGTGGCCGATGCTCAAGGAGGGACTGCATCTCATCCAAGAGTGGGGGTTCAACTACAAGACGCTGTTCATCGAGTGGATCAAGCTGACCAAGAACCGGCTGGTGTTTTTTGGAACGGGGCATTACGCCAAGTCCAATAGCGAAATCATCCTGTTCGGCACCCGGGGCCGCATCACGGCTTACCCCCGCGGAAACTTCGAGTCTCAAATCATGTGCGAAGAGCCTTCCCCGCATGCCGAAGTGGAATCCCAATTGCTCGTCACTGTAAAAAGGGAGCACTCCCGGAAGCCCGAGGAGGCGAAACGCCGGATCGTGAGTGTGTTTGGGGACTTACCGCGCATCGAGATGTTTGCGCGGGGTCCCTCTCAGGGATGGGACGTGTGGGGGAACGAGGTGGGCAAATTCGGCGGCATGCTCCGGTACATCGTGGACCCGGAGAAGGAAAAGGCGGATAAAGAAGCTCAAGACGTGCTTTCTGCACAGCTGCATGTGCGCGCAAGGACAAAGAAGCGCGAAAGGCTCCAGATTGAAAAGTGAACCCATTCACTGCATCGCCACAAGCTCGGGGCACATGCGGTCCACCATGTCTGTGAAAGGCACGATCCGCGTGACGCCCCCAGGGGACCCCATCGACACGGACCACGCGCCCGATTCAGGGTCTGGCCCCACATTCTCCACGGTCTCGATGTCCTTCAGAACCCACGGGGTGGATTGGAACTCGTTGAAGTGCGCCCCTTTGTCCATCGAATCGTACCGCAGATACCTTTTGATGGAAACCAACACCAGCATTTTCTGGTCCCGGATCCTTGTGACGGCCGCGACGGTGTTGGGAAGCCGACACGACACAAACCTACACGCCTCGTTCCCCATCCCGAAGAAGAAACTCGTGCACACCATCCTCTGCCCGTCGAGCCATCCGTTGACATACCTCGCACACACACGACCACTGCGCGCAACGAAGAAAAGGATTCCATTGCACGATGTACGCGACATTGCGTCCGGAGGAGCTTCCATTTCTTTAATTCGTATAATCCGGCCCTCATAAAGGACACGGCCCGGTGCCTTTAAGGTGGGGTGCGGGACCAGCGAACGAACAACACCATGCCAGCATGGACTGTCCTTGATCCGACAGATCCATCCAATACGTTCCGGAGCGAGGTTCTCGCAGACATCGCACGGAATCACGATGGCCAAGAAGCGATTGTGCGGTGCATGGACGAACTGGACTCATACTTCGCGTTCATCGAAATCACAGGCGGGCCATGCATCTGCCAGAGGTTCCTGGAGAACGGAGTGCAAGTAATCCGGTCCATCACAGGCGAAGAGTTTCTCTCCATCGTGGGCACATTCAACATCACGTCCGTGGGCACCGTCAACATGGCATCCAGATGGATGAAAATGCATCCCGTACGCACGAAATACCTCCACAGGGGTTTTTGGCCTGGCGAAGACGTCCCAGACACACTGAATCTGTTCTCAGGATTTGCGTACGACCGCACCCGTGCTGCGAACCCCGAAGCATGTGCTCCTCTGATCAACCACATCGTCAAAGTGTGGTGCAGGGAGGAGGAAGCCGCGGCAACCTACGTTCTAAACTGGATGGCCCACATCATGCAGAACCCAGAGACCAAGACCGGCGTGGCATTGGTCATCTCCGGCCGCGAAGGCTGTGGCAAGGGTCTCGTTGTCCAAAAACTGATACAAGTCATCGGTCAGCGGCATTGCTACCAAACGGCCAACATCGGAGACATCTGCTCCTTCAACGAATACGCGCTGGTGGACAGTCTCCTGCTTTTTCTCGACGAGGCCGTGTGCACGAGCGACCGTGCATCCCGCGGAAAACTGTATTCTGTTATCACAGAGGAAAAGATCTTGTACGAAAAGAAATACGGAACGCGGTGGGTTGGACCCAACCGCACAAACGTCATCATGTGCAGCAACCACGACCACGTCGCCAACATCGACGGTGCTGGACGCCGGTTCATGGTGCTGGAAGCCGACCCTGCACACGCCTACAATTTTGATGCTGGTCGCATTGCTGAGAACCAGCGATACCACGAGGCCATCGTCAACGTTCCCCCGGAAAGCTTTGCCGCTTTCCTCTGGAACCGCGACATCACCGGCTTTTCGCCCCGCGCAGTGCCCTACACAAAATACCTCGCCCAACAACAAGCCCTCTCAGTGGATCCCAAACTGCAGTGGCTGATCAAGTGTATCGATGATGACCGCATCCTTCTCCCAAAGGAAATCGGAGGGTGGAACCGTGTCCAAGCCGACAACGAACACGAGTCCGCGACACCAGACGACCCGGACTTTGGAGGATGCATGCTGAGCGTCGACGCGTGCGTCGAAAGCTTTTGGGCCACCGCAGGGACGCGACGCCACTTCGTCTCTCCGTCCAATTTCTTCGTCTACATCAACCGCGTCATGAACGGCAAGGTGCGGTTCAAACGTCTCCCACCGCCGTGCTCTGGACTTTACGCGAGGTTTCCTCTTCTGGAGCATGCAAAAATATACATCGCCAATTTTCTCGGTCGGGAAACTTACGATTTTGGAGTGTTGGGCATGGCGACTTGAACACACGTGATGTGTATTTAATGTGTAGACCCGCTTTTGCAAGGGGGGGCATGGCCCTGCGAAACAAACTGGCGGCGGTCGTCCATGCGACGAAAAACCAAGTCACGATCCGCGTCGTTGGCAGAGGACTGATGGCTGTTCCCGGGTCGACGTACAACGGCAGCGTCTACGATGTCGCCCAGCCCTCGGGGTGGTGCGGCACGGCGACGTGCGTGTCCACGAACAACGACCCTGCGGGTGTGACGGTGTTTGTCACCAACCACCACGTGATGGGCAGCTCGGGATCGAAATTCCACAAGATCTTCGCGGACATCAACGGCAGACTCGTCAAACTCACGCCTTGCGCGTGGCACACCGTCGAACCCAAGAACTGCGACAGGGGGATGACGTGGCGCATCAGCGACGTGGCGGTCGTCAAGCTCGAGCACACAGACCTCGTCGGGCCGGGGGAGCAGGCGGGGTTCGCTTCGCCCTTCAAGAGCCTCCCAGTCGCCGAACAACAGCCGCACCAGGATTTTTGGGCCATCGGACACCCGAACGGGACCAAACAGACCGCTGTTTCCAGCGGCGCTTACGCCGTCATGGAAGCCATGCCCCAGTTCGGGGGATGGAGAGCTGCTGCTCCCGTGATGTCCCAGTTCGCACTGCCGACCACGCACGGGAACTCCGGCGGACCCATCGCTTTCTTCAAAGACGGCGACCCGAACAAGATGACCGTGTGCAGTCTCGTTGCATGGGGGTTCGAAACCGACCCGACACGCAGCTACGGCGTCCCATACTTTGCCATCCAGAACATCCTCCGAGTCACGGGAGCCAACATCGCGAAAGACGGCACGGTGACGTACGCCGCACCCCCTGAAAAGCACGGATACATGTCAGTGCGCCGGGGTGTCGTTCACTTCACGAAGCCTGGAGCGATGAAGTGCGACGGAATGATCGGAACGTGGTCTGGGAGACTCCCCGTGGAACCGATGCTCCAAGAAGGCGTCAGCACGCTGAAGAAAGTGGACGGCGTCCGCGTAGACTCCCAGCTCGTCGCCATGATGCAGATGCAAAAGGCCGATTCCACGAAACCTTTGCGTCTTGAACTGGAAAACAACAAGGGCACGCCATACGACGTGGTGATTCCCAGCTCGTGCGAAATCGCGGCGATGAAATCGTGTCATTTTCTGGAAAACTCGTTCCGGGGCCTGGACCGGGATGTTGAAGGTGCATCGGTGGAGATGTTCTCCGCGCATGGTGACTGGCAGCCGGTTCTGTCCGCGAGCATCTGTAACACCGGCGCGAGCGGGAAGATGCGCCAGGCTGACATGGTGAAAAAGATCCCCGTGGCTTCCACGAGTCTGAGCTCGTTCGTCGCCGGGATTCTCACGTCGTGTTCGAAGCTGGACAGTTTCACACTGTCGGTGAACGGCGAGACCGTGTGCGGTAAGACGACGATGCAGAAGGAACTGCAAACCCAAATGCACATGGGTACCATGCCGACGTTCCTGGAGCTTTCGGACACGGCTTTGAAGATGAGTCTGATGCCAATGTCTGGGCGTTCCTAGACCAATTAATGTACACGCGCGTGCATGCTTGTGTGCATGATTGAAGAAGACTCTGTTCCTTGTTGCGTCCAAAAGTGGAGACGAAACAACCTTTTCATCTCCACTCACATAGATCACGTGTGCAAACCGCTGTGCGGGTTGGTGCTGCTGGATGGCAAAACCAACTACTGGGGGTGTCCACTGAGCGGGTCTTTTCACGAATGCGGGTCGGTCTGCGAACAGGGTACGCCGACCCGCGAGAGCTTGATTTGCTTACTGACAGGGACAGATCTGGGGGTGGATATGGACCACAACCCTCACGCGGGATTCATCTCGAAGCCGTCGCACGAAAATACGGGTTTTTTTGTGGGGGGCGCGGCGACGGAGGAGCGGCAGGCAGGATCGATCAACGCGACGATTTGGAAGATCCTTGATTCTCCGGAACGGCGACGACTGGACAATTCTGTGCATCAGAAAAACGTGAGCCATGCAGAGGCGCACATCAGTCGATGGTACAGGGAAGCCGAGACGGCGGGGGAGTTTGTGACGCTGGGTAGGATCGCCGAGCTGTATTTGGAGAAGATGCAGGAGCGCGAGGTGGTTCGAGCCCCGGATCTTTCTTCTGAGGCGGCGCAGGCGCGTGTGCATCGTCTGCAGCTGAAGGTGATGTCGATTTGGAAGTGGATGAGACGACTTCCGGTTTCACCTCGGCACCCGCAGCGCATCGGGGTTGTTAATTTCACTACAGGAATTTTGTACATCATCGGCCGGGGACTGGACGTGAACACGCGCGTTTTCATTGAGCGGGAAGCGTGGCTGTTGGATTGCTTACCGTGCATCTCAGATCTTGGAGCTCTGGGATTGAACAAGGGGGCCGTGACGCTGATACGGCGATGGGTGCAGTGCAAGCTGGCGATGCTCGATGCGAACAGCTCGGCAAAGCTAGTAAACACGCGGTTCTAGAGCCCGATGTATTTAAGTGGTGGGATGGAGGAAGTGTCGTAGCCCTCACGAGCTGCAGCCCCTTTCCAAACCACCATGTCGTCCGACACCAAGCGGCCCGACACCAAGGGGCCCAGGCGGCACAAACCCAACATGACGGCGGGCGAAGCCGCGCACGACCGCAAGTATCAAAACGTGCGGGCCAACCTTCGGGGTCGGGAGGCCAAGTTGGCCAACCTTCGGGGTTGGGAGGCCAAGATCGCCAGGGGGCGGCTCGTTCCGTTCGATGTCCCTGTCACCGCCGTCGGTCCCCACGACGGCAGTGTCTCGGCGGGCGGTTCCACCGACCTCGTTCCCCACGACGGCAGTGCATCGGCAGGTCCCCTCGTTCCCATGGCGGACTTCGCGAGGGAAGTCGCGGCCTTGGTCACGGCCGGGTTGGCTCCTTCTCAGCAGCATCCTCCCGCAGTCGACGAGGCCCTCGTGGTGCGCCAGGACCTGGACCTCGCGGGCCGCCAGATGGGTGTCATGGCCCTCCAGGCCGAGCATGAGCAGACCTACGCCGCTAGGCATCTGGCCCTCGTGGGCCAGGAGTCGGCCGTCCGTGCCGAGCAGCTGCGCCTCGAAAAAATGCTGCAGGCCCTGGACCTCACGAATGCCGCCCGCATCCGAGAGGCCGAAGCCACGGCCACCAAGGCCGAGGAAGAAGCAGCGGCCGCCAGAGAGGCCAGACTCCTTGCGATCGAGGCCGCTCAGCGTGCCGCAGGCTTTGAGGCCGAGGACGCCGCAGCCAAGCTCCGTGCGAGCGAGGCCGCTCAGCGTGCCGCAGACCGCGAGGCCGAGGCCGCTGCTGCGGCCAAGGACGCAGCCCAGCGCCGCGCGGATGCTCTGACCGAAGCCGAAACCCAGAAGATCTTGGCCCAAGTTGCTGCAGCCCAAGCAGCCGAGCGCCGCGCGGCCGAGGACCATATGGCCGCGGCCCGCAAACGTGAGGCCGACGCAAAGATCGCAGAGGCACTGGATGCGGACAAGCTCGCTAAGATCGCTCACGATGCGAATCTCCGCGCGGCCGAGCTCGAAAGAGTGACGTTGTTCAACGCCGACGCCGCGAAGAAGCGGGAGCACGCCGCGAAGAAGCGGGAGCTCGAGCTGTGTCTCCTTCAGCTGAAAGTCGACGCCGGCGCCCCCGCTGGTGGTGGTGGTGCTGCTGCTCAGCCCCCCACCCCGATGGTAGGCGACCGGCCCGCGGGCTGGTCGGAGCGGTTCGTCCCGCAGCCGCCTCCACCGCATGCTGTTGCCGAAGAGATGGCGGAGGCCGATTCCGACGGCAGCGTTGGGTCCTCCGGGTCCTCCGGGTCCTCCGGGTTCGGCCCGGTCGCTCGCCCGCGGGACACTTCTCTGGGCATGTTTGCTCTGGCCGGCGAGATCGCTGCAAGGGCTAAGCAGATGGCGGCGCGCCGCCGCCGCCAGCCCTGAGGTTCGCCCCCCGTTTAGGGGCTCCGTGCGTGTGAGTACACACGGCGGTTTGGAAAATGGCAGCCGCGGGGGGGGCTGCAGCACATCCTTTTTGGGAATGGCTTGATGCAGCATTGGAAAAATACAAAATCGCAGATTTCAAAGCCCCGGACTCAAGGGGGTCTAAAACTTTGAGAACCCTAGCAAAAAAAGGGTCGATGGCGTTCCCGGGGGAGTCAAAAGATATTTGGACTGTGCACACACACGTTTTCGTAGAAGCGCTAATGAGATTCAACAATACCGACCGTTTCGATATAACAACTCCTGAATGTATCTTATGGACCTACTTCAATCATCATGATGTCTCCGACTCCGAGAGGGTGTTGAGGTCCGTTCAATTCCAGAAACCACGTCAATTGTTCATAATCGACGCAGACGAACTCATAAAAAACAAAGAACAGATTGCTAGCGACTTCTTCGTATTACCGTGTGAATATATAACGGTCTTGATACGAAACTCGTTCCACCGGGATGTCCTTCAATACTCAATGTCACCCGGACACGACCTAACCGACATACAACAAGATTCTGAACTGTTCATGTTAAAAACCCCACAAGATGTCACACGAATTGACGTTTCCACGAAATCAGGTGAACTGCTTTTTCAAGCGATCCTCAGGGATAGGCATGTGGAGGCGGCCGTCATTTGGACACGTGAAGCCTTCCAAACCCCGTACAATTTTTTAAGGACATTTTTTCCAAACACAAATTTGATTCGCGACTTCAATCTTTATCCACCACCACGACCACCACAATCATCACGTCTAGCACCTACATACATCATCGGCGGCCTGAGCCACAATGAACAATTCATCCAACAGGTATCTGTCGGTCATTTGCAGGGTTCCAATGGTTATTTACCACTCTACGTATCATGGGCATATGGGATACATACGGATACAGATGATGATGATCGTGATGTGTGGTCTAGGTCTAACATTCAAGATAGCGCATGTATTGGTGCCGTGATTCTTTTACTCGGAGATACTATTTTGAAGCACCCGTGCGATTACAAACAAAAAGAAAGCCCAATTGTCATTATGAACAAATCGACCTTATTTCTTCCTTCCTTTCATTTCGACAAAGTCAAGGATTGGTGCACAAAAAACGCGCTCGAGAAGGCCACATGGTCTGGTTTAACCATTACAATGAAGTTCCGACCATTCAAAAAACGCATCGATGCCGACTATCATGAGGTGTACCACAGAATGGCCACTTCCGACACTAAGAAACTCAAAGATGTCGTCGAAGCCGTGCGCGATATCTCTGGAACCTCTGATGACCCACATAGCTCATTAATATGTGGTGTCAGATGGACATCCGAACGAGAAATGACATTGTGGTTGCTTCTTGCGGTTTCTTATTTGCGGCCCACAAATATGTTAGGCGATGCAATACGTACTGATCACGGGATGCTTAGGTATAAACAAACCGCCGCTAAAAATTATTTCCACAAAAGCGACAACCTCATCTCACTGTACAAACACACACGCAGTCTAAGAACCGAATGCTTGGTTTTTGTGTGGTCAAACAAATCATTCCAGTGGTTATCTCAGCATGCAAAGGTTTCAAAAGTGTTGACATTCGAGGATGTTGTCGACTCGGTTGAAAAAGAAGACGGCACCGAGGATTCTGAGATGTTGAAGTTTCTGGAGAAAAACAAAAAACAAGGATTTTACTTGTTCGATACATTCGAATACGACCCTTCTGGACTATTTCCAGTGCGGATGACACCTGCCGAGATATTAGTTTGGGCATCCCCCCCGGGCATGCCCCTCTCCGAGGAACATCAAACCACACACATCGATTTTTTGTATCGGCTCCAACATGACATACTGAGAAAATATGTCTTGCATGACGTAACCAACATGCCGGATGTCAAGTCCAGATGGGATTTTCTTTGTGATCTCATGAATGGTTTGGCATTTGCGCTCACACAAATCGTTGAAGAGAATTACAAGAATGCGTACGTTCCGACACGCGTACATGTCCCTGAAGTCCATAGAAATGAGATCGAAAAAGTCGAAAAAGCAGTGCGGCTCCCCCCCCGCACGTTCAGATTCGCTCGCGAAGGAGCTAGTGGTACGCCTTACGAACTTTCTATCAACAAATCATTTCTGCTGTTCGCCAAGAAGAGCCGCGGTGGACTTCCAACCCCGCTGGACCTCCTTCCCGGGATGAACGTCAGAGCCGAGCTTTGTTCGGCTCTTTCAGACATCATAGAAGATGGGACAGATGTGCCCTTTTCAGTCTATCCCGACATACTGGCCGTCTTGTTCAGCGAAGAACACCCCGAACACATCGGAAGACTCAAAGATAAGTTCGAGGCCGAAGGCCCGACCATGACCAAGGCCAACATCCGCGTCACATCACCGGAAACGGACGCTTTAGTCACTTTTCCGGATGGGGGCGAGCCCTCGTTTGCTTTCTGTGTGACGATGCACGAACCCAGCATGGCCGATGCTATGAAAGCGTACAATGCGTGGAAGGGGAAACATTTCTCTGCCGACAAACTACACCTGAAGACCCCCTATGCATTCACCCGCGCAAAGGAGGCTGACCCGGGGGAGGGATGGTAGCCCCTCAAGCAGTGTACTTTTTCACCATCTTTGCAAAGCGCCTGCAGCGCCACTCAAAGAGGGGGAACATGTCCTTGCGGACGCGATATGCACAACCCTTGCGCTTGCACCTGTAGTGTTTGGCGCGGCCCGGGAGAACGAACTCGGCCCCGCTGCGCGCACATCCAGGGTCGAAACACATGGCCTTGAACTTCTGCATCTGGGACATGTCGACAGAGTCCTCGCCCTCGACCGGGACGCCGACGCCCTGCATCATCCACAGGAACTGCCGCGAAACCACCGCTGCGCATCCGTCGCACTGGAACGTGTCTTTCGCGGCGCCCTTCTGGAAAGTCTGCGCGCTCCCGCACTTCCAGCACACCACCGGAAAATGGTACGGGGTGATGTGCAGGTGCTCCTCGTCGTTGGCCTTGCACACCTTGCACACCATCTCCGGGGTCTCCCGGCTCCCCGGCCGCGCCTCCACATCAAAACACTTGATACACTTGAGCTTTTTGCACAGCTTGCACACCATCCGAGGCACGATCCTCACAGGGATGACCTCTCCCTTCGAGTTCCGGAAGGACCTTTTGCACGGTGATGTGCACGCCGGCACATTAGGGTGGTGCACCTTCGTCATGGCAAGCGGGTTTGGCTGACGACACAACGGAGTCGCCGCCGGTTTTAAAGCATGCCCCGCGACCCCGAGTCCGAGGAATTCATCGACCGGTCGTCATACTGGGAACACGGCATGTGCGACTGCATCAGCTGGGGCCATCGCGCATGTGTTTTGAGTTTTTTCTGCACCGGGGAACCGTTTGCCGTCATCATGTACCGCACCGGAGACCGTCGACCGCGATGTGGGCTGGGATACCAATCCATGTGCTGTCTTATTTGGACAGGTGTGCAGATATTCCTCCCGCTCGGTGTATGCCCCCTGACCCTGCTAGCCCGAAGACGCGCAAGACGCTCACTCAACATCCACCAACGACGGGATTTGCTCGGGGATTGTCTCGCAGCGGCGTTTCTCCCACAGTTTGTCATCGGCCAGACCTACGACACCGTCCAAGCACGGACTTTGCTGCAAACTGACATTCCGGCCCCTCCAACAGCTCCCAGAGTGGTCAACTCGATGGAGTGAGGGTTTCACACGCCTTTGACGCCGAGATGAACAAGCTGGCGACCTCGTGTTTCAACACGTGCTCACGCGTGAACGAGTCGCCCGAATACCGCTTGAACCCATCAGCAAACCGCCGAGCCTGCTTCTCCAGCGCCGCGCGTCGACGGGGATGAAGTCCGGGGCCGGAACACGGGTCCACCTCGACCATGTGAGAAATCGCAAACGCGTAGCACAGTGCCAGTCCAAGGTTCACACATCTCTGTTCGTCGGTCTCAGGCTCCAACACCCCGTGCGGCTCGTCCGAAATGTCCACGACGCGAATCAGCGTTCCGTCTGCACGGTCGAAGCGCACAGCCGCGGACATCCACATGCGAACCAGGCCGTCGTGGTTGGTCTCCGACGAAGATTCGTCCAGAGGCATCGTTCTCCCCATGCCTTTCCAGATGTAGAGTGCAAACGCAATGTCCTCGGTGAGAGACGTTCTGAAAACGGGAGGCACGCTGCTCATGATGTATCTGTGTTTGTTTGCGACGACGTGGTCGATGGTCTGCTTCCATCCCGCGGAAAAGTCCACGCCGAACTTGGGCTCTGCGCCCCATTCCGAGCACCCTTCTTCGCCGCACACGATCTCTGTATCCAGAAATATCGCCCGGAGCTCGGCCGACCGATTTTTTGTGACATCGATTTTCCCGTCCACGCCTTTTTGCTCGAGAAGCTGCTGAAAACCAATTGTGTGGTTTGCAAACACCTTTTTGGAGAGGTCGGCAAACGCGCGGTCGCACAACTTTGTCCACGCCCATGAAAGCACCACGATGCTTTGGCAGATGAGCGGGATTTGCATGAGGATGCTGAGCGATTCATCTGCAGAGAACACGGAGAACATCACCGGAATCCCAGCCACCGTATCTTGGTCAACCACAAAGGCGATGACGCCATCGTCCCCCCGGATGACACTGAGCTCCCTGATGAGAGCAGGGGATATCGCCGTCCTCTTGATGAATATGTCTGCAGATGATTTTGGACGCCGAAAGATTTCTCCCGGTGGCAAAACCGAGCGCTCCCACGGACCCCAGACCTCCAAGTCACACAGGAGCTTTGCAGAGGGGCGTCGAGCCTCTTCGCCGAACACCTTGAGGGCGGCGCATGCGGTGAAGATGAAATGTTTGGGCAGCGGGGCGCCCGATGACCGTATGACAGTCCGGATGGATTCGACGCACTCGGGCCGAGTCAGCGCGACGGGGGCTTTAAGTCTCCCTCCGCACCCAACGACCACCCCCTCAGCAGCCTTCACAATTTCCTCGATTGAAGACGAGGTCATCTCGGAAGATGGAGGCTGTGACGGGGGGTCCAATTCTGGCGGCGGGACAATGACAGAGGTTCCTCCCGCGATAAACGAACCGGGGGGCGACTCTGCGGGTGTCATCTACGACTCAACATGGCGTCGTCCGAACGGAGCATCGCGCGTGACGGATCTCGATTCTGCCAACATCCCTGAAGGTGCCATCCTCGCCGTTCTCCGCCGCGTTGTAGCTCTGTTGACGCTTGGCGACTGGTACACCGCGCTTCAGATCGAACAGTTGTCGACGTACATGGTCATCCGCCTGTCCATGCTGGGAACCGGGTTGTTTCGGTTCCCGACGGGTGTGGACATCAACGCCATGCTGAAACACGCCACGTTTCTTTTTGCCGTACGAGAAATCCCCACCGAAAAGGGGCCCTTGCGATACTTTCGTGCGGGACCCCGGATGTGGGATTGCTACGACGAGCATCCCAGTCACAAGGAGGAGCTGGCGGAATTTGTGACGTCCCGGTTTCCTGAATCGTTCGCACTCTCGGACCTCGCGTTCAACTCCCAGAGCCAGAGGGACATCGAATCCCTCATTTCCGAGGGTGTCTTGATGATGTGGATGCTCGGAAAGGACCGCAAGCTCAGACGCATCCGGGGTGTGCTGCGCGGAACGCATCGCGGTGTCCCCTTTTCTCGCACGTCGGCTCTGATCGCGCAAGGATTTTGTTCTCAACTACTGAGTTGCGCCACAGAGGAGTACAGCCCCATGTTGATGGAGGCCGAGCTCGTGTCTGCACTCGACCCCATCATCAAGATCAAGGAGTCGGCGGACTCGGAGGCGTGCGAGGTATGTTCTGGGTGCGGAGGAGAAGGGATGGTCCCACAATTCAACCAAATTGGACCAGTCATGATTAGTCGATCTACGCATCCGTGTCTTCAATGCAAGGGCGCCGGGAAGAAGGTCAAGAGGGGGAAAAGGGGGAGAAAGAAAAGAAGGCGCCAATGTGCTCCCTACGATGTCCTCATCGCAAAGGTGTAAACCCCCATCCGCTTCTGGAAAGCAGGAGGGGTTCTTCTATCCGGGGAGGTCTCCACAGCTCAATGTCGAGGGTGTTGTGCTCTGAATCCACCAAAGTGTAAACCCCGAGTCGGGCAGTGCGCATCGCCGCGGGTTGGGTGGGGTCGCCCTCCTCACATCTAGCACACCGGTTGGGTTCGTCGCTGCGATGGTTTTTGGCACACAGATAAAACACGACAACACCGGTTTTTTTGAACGATTCGATGTATATAAATTTCAAGCAACAACCACCCGGAGCATCGATGGTACCCGGTCTCGAAGGATTCCGCACCACCAGATTTCCGCCCCTGAAACACAGTGCGCCTCTTCCATCGACCCCCAGCACACAAGAATCCAGTGTGTTGTGGCCTTGCTCATCAGAGAATTTGCGGTCCGAGGGGTCTATCACCGCCCAAGTGGTCTGGTCTGCGATATAGCGTCCTTTGAAAACCTTGAACGCCCGAATCGATAAGGGCACATTAAAAGGAGCGCACATTGCTTCGGCAACTCCCTCGAACATCAAAGGCTCGCGTATGTTTGCAAATGTGCATCTTTCAAGAACAAAGGCCCCCTCTTCTGTCCGCGCGCAATCGCCCCGCACTTCGCATGGGAGCGTCGGGGGGTGTTGGGAGCACAAGACATACACAGAGGAAAACCTCGAGGGGGATTCCCTCGATACACATCTCAAAAGGCCCGGACGGAACGCGTCCGCGTGAAAACAAACAAAGTTCATTTGCTGACACAGTGGCAGAGCTACACGCGTTGAAATGCGCGGCCAAACAAAAACTCATCTGGCTTTCCGGAAGAAGAACCTTGCGAGTGTGAGGCAAAACACCACACAAGAGACGTAGAACACCACACGGATGGTTTCTGCGTCTCCGTACAGATTGGGCTGCGGTTCTGAAGCGGAATCGACGATCCTCGCGCCCATTCTCGCTCCTGTGTGAATTCACGAGCTCTTCCCACATCTGAAGCTTTCGAACGAACGGAATTTGTGACACATGCACCCGGAAACAGCATCGATTCCCCACAGCGGGGATGAGGCCAGACACATGGCAAGTTTCCAAAACCCGCACGACACAGCGACTTGCACCGTATCTTTCTCTGCGGCGGGGACCCTTTTCTCGTCGGAAACGTTGTGGATGAATCTAAAGATGCGTTCGCACGAACTGCACCGGGGACAGTGACACGCCCCGCGGATGAACGACCCGGACAACACGGCGTGGAGCAAAGGCTCGAGCTGCGTCAAAAGGTCAAACCGCCAAGGAAGGTCTCTTGAAACCACTTCAAGAGCCATCTGCCGCACAACGACACACAAATACCCGGCCGAGATTCCTTGCGGGCATGAAAATTGAACAGGGCTCTCGTCGTATTTCAGAAAAAGCCAAACCGTTTCTTGTGCCGGAGACAAACAAAACCCGGCATCGACCCGGGTGCAGTATTCCAGCACAGCACCGACTCTTGTTTGGTCCAAAGACCCCAGTCTCCCCATCTCAAGAACGGATCAGAAACACAGACCCAAGAAAAAGAAGGTTTCCTGCGGAATCGCACAGAAAGACTTGGTACGCTGGCAAAATCTCCGCCAGCGCGCCCCCGCCCAATGTTGATATGATGGAGCCTAAATTGAAAGCCGCGGCGATGGAGGTGTAAAACGCAGCTTCGCTTCCTTTCGGAAGCCCCCGCGCAGCCTCTGTAAGGAGCACCGACGACACGAAGCTCGATGCGACCAGATACACGACAGACGTGACTGCAACGGTGCAAAATGCCTCCGTGAACCCAGGTGTGATGAACAAGAACAAGAACATCAACGACGCCACACTCATCGACAGCGTCGACACCACGATGACGCGCACGGGGTTTTTGTGACGGACTACCGTTTTGTACATTACAGACCCCAGAGTCATCGCCAAACATTCTATAAGACCCAGACTCGCAAACGCTCCGCGATGAAATCCGTACCGGGTTCCCAGCAACACCGTCATCACAGGGTCCGAGTTGGGACCTGCGGCCATCACCAAGGCAGACAACCCGAAAATTACGATTTTGCGAATCGGGATTGTTGTTTTGTCCTGTGATATTTTCACTCTGGGAATACTAAAAACAGGCATGACCATCGCAACGATGCACGTCACCGTTGATGCGGCCTTCACCGAAAGAAGACCCGCCGCTATCGTTGCGGCGGCGGCGGCGCTCGTGCGGATGATCCAGATGTCCGACATCTTCTTAGACGCAGTCTCGCGCGAGCCGCTGTGACTTTTTACCGCGACGCTGTCTAACGCAACGTCCGCGAATGCGAGACCGGTGGATGCACAAAAACACGCCAGAGCGAGAGGCGTGATTTTCGACGAAACAACCGCCATGTCCGGGAGAGAATACCAGCTCGCAGCGACGATGACCGACCCCGTCACAAATATCGCGCGCTCTCCGACGAAACTATCCATGAGAAGTGCGATGAGGGGCTTCAAAAACCAAGGGACTGTGCGCAGAGACGTCAGATACGAAAGCTGCTGGGGTGAGATGGTTCCTGCGAGCACGGCGCGTATCCCCAACATCGGAACAACCGCACACCATCCCAGCGCCATGTTACAGAGCAAGACGCGCCATTGCTCCTTGAGTCCTTTAAGGGCGTTTATACACCGGGGTTTCAAACCGGACGACGACGACATGGAACCGCAGAGCGCCGGCCGGGGTACCAAACGGACAGCTCATCCGGAACCTGATAAGGGGGTGCGAACCATACGTCAGAAGAGCATCAACGCATACCTCCAAGATGGGTCGGGAGAAACCCGGGCCCGCATCAAAGAAGGCCTAGAGCGCGCCTCGGACCTGACTCCTCCCGACCTTTCTTCGATGCAGAGCGTCTTGAGCCGCATCCCACACACGGACAGACTTGCTCGACTGGGAAGTGCCTCCGTTCCGCAGATTTCGAACGTGGAGGTCATCCCGAAAGACTGGGAAGACAGTTTTTTGCTGCCTCCTAAAAGAGGAGAAAGGCCGTGCATCGCCGGAGAACGGTGCGAGAGTCTGGAACTTGCAAAGGACAAGGGGATGCCCCAGCCCTTCATCATGAAGGAGTTCTTTACCCCGTCGGAACAACACAACATGACCGAGAAGCCACCGCGCCCTCACATGTGCCTCCTCTGCCATCGCCGCGAGGTTATGATCTGGTACTGGAAGCATGCAACGACAAAAAGCGAGCCCCCGTGTGTGCTGAACCGGTGGAGAAACATCTGTGGAGTGCCAGGGAACTACTCTGAAGACTCGGTCATCATGCAAGCCGGGTCCAGGTGGCGAGGTGTTGTTGGGTGTTTCGTGCGACACAACCGAGACGCGTTCCGGATGGAAATCCCACCGGAAGGCCCCCGCCTCGTGCAAATTGGCGTGGGTTTTCAGATCCCCCCCGCATTGTAGACGCGGGGCTTGTGGGGGGTAAAATGTCATCTTCTTCGGGAGGATGGTGCCCGTGTATGCAAAACCCAGATTCGGTCATATTGGGATGCCCGTGTGTGCATTCGAGAGAACCGCACTGTCGCGAAGCGCGTCGCGGCTCGTGTACGTGTTCACTGGTTTCGAATGCCCGCATAATTGAAAAGACCCGGTCTTACATCCAAGACAAACAATATGTGACGGCGATGACAACATGCACAGGAATCCTCGTCAACACGGAGCTTCCTCTACTGATCCACATGGCGATGTACGGAGGACCGTGGGAAAGCGTCCAAAACATAAAGGCAACATCGGACGAGCTGCTGTTCTTCCACATGTCAATAAGCTGTTCGTGTAACAGCGGCTGCGGTTTTCTCAAACACACCAACCTCCAGCCGTATTTTTGGATGCCGATTGTTCAAAAGGCGCTAACCGGTGTTTTTGCGTACCGAATCCAGCCACTGTTCGAACGTATCGTACATCTGTGGCGAAGATCCGATACGGGTTATGAGGTTTTTCGTGAACTCCTCCCCCCCCACTTTTTGTGTGTGTGTGTTCGAGCTGCGTTCTTTTACATGGCACAATCTGACGATATTCTTTGGACGGAACTGATGAAAAAGCCAGAATGGAGGGACTGCAAGATGGTTGCGTTTGAGGATATGGATTATCTCATCCACAAAATCAACACGGGGGGGGCTTCCACGATCGAAGAGCCGAGATACCGGCCTGTGAAATACAGTGTGCGCAGTTCGAATCGTTTTCACGTTTCTACATCGTTTGGAGAAGCAGCTTCGGCGCAGCTGACTTTGGTAGACCAAAACGGACCCACCGCCGCGACGGTGCTGTTGGGATTCTGCAGTGGATGCAAGGTTCTTAAATGGCGCGAGAGCTCTGTCGGATTCATCAAAAGTGCGTGGGAGCCCGAATCCGGAATCCTTTGGTGCACTGCCCCAAAATGCCGCATGGACATTCATTTCATCCCGGTTCTTGGCAAAATCATCCGGTACCGCGATTCGACACTTGGGCCGTGCGAGACGTGCGGTATGATGACTTTTTATAGACACCAATCGTGTGATTCTAGAGGACGGATGGCATGCAGCAACTGCTTGAAGACATCCGGAAAGAGATTGCCGACAAAGGTTTGTCACTGCTGCGGCAACACTGTTCGAAACGGGCTCACGTTCACCATCCTAGACAACGACAGGCCGCCAGCCCTTTTAATGCGCCGGATGACTCTTTGCAAGAAGTGCGAGGATACTAGGGACCTGTCGACAACCCGCACCCTCCGAAAAAGAGCCCAGATAATAATCTCTTCGAAATGACGGACACGGTGCACCATGCAATCGGCACACGCATCATCGACAAAGCGAGATTTGAAGCGAATCGCTTCAAAATGACAGAGAATACGCACCATGCTGCCGGTACACATATCATCGAGAAATCTAGAATTCAAGCCCGCCTGGATATGCTCCGAACGAATCACGAAATCAGCTCCGCAAGGAATGCCCGAATCAACGCCGTGATGCAAAGCGAAATCATTGTAACTCCTAAACACCGCCGGGGACATACGATGACAGAAGATATGAAAGAGTTTGTCGATGACGTGTATCGGAGTTTCGCTATTATGGTCCACGATTACCTTTTGGCGGTGGGTTTTGTGCCGTGGTGTATTGAAACCACAGCATCGGGTGCAAAGTGTCCCAGGATCATACCGATCGCAAACTACTCCATCAGCACAACCGTCCAGAACAACACGCCCTCCTACATCATCACATCTGGAGTTTGCGACGCTCGTGTTTTTTTCACGGAGCCTCCCGTCCTGTCCTCTTCCCCCCAAGGGACGCTGGCAGGCATAGAACGAGAGGTGTGGCGAATCGAGCGTCTGAAGGAGAACATCACCGAGGCGAGCGCAGTCGCCTCCCGGCCGCGGGTCTTCACACAACGAACGGTTCCAAAAAAGCCCGAAAGCTCGGTTCTGTACGCCGAGCTCGGTGTTTTCACCTCCGGAGATGAGACGGCATACATCAGAAACGAACAAGAACAACAGATGCTAGCGAAAGGTTTGAAACTCGCATCGGTAAACAAAGACGACGGCATCTGTCTTCCACAAGACCACACCCTCGTACAGCAGACGCATCCCAAGATTTTTGTCCCGTACCAAGAACTGGACGCCCGGTTGGCTGAAATCGTGTGTGCTGCTTTCGGGGTGCCGTACGCGTTCATCCACACAACAACCCGCTATTCGTCGGACAAAACAGCGAACAAGACGTTTGATTACACGGTGCGAGGGATCAAGAGAGAGGTCCAGGCCATCTTGGAGGAAGCCCATGCTCAGATTTTCGGGGAAATCGTTTCAGTGGCGCTGCCATTTATCCCTTCGCTCTCCCTCGAAGACATCTTTATGCTGGCCGACAGAGAACTGATTTCTAAAGACACCGAACGGATGTTGGCTATATCGGCATGTGGTCTCCACCACAGCGAGGCATTTAATGCCTCGGAGATGCAAAGAAAGCGAAAGGAAGCCCCTTCTCCCATCGAACAGGATGAGCGCGTTCGGACGGGGGGAAAGAAAAGCCGCGGCGGTCGACCTGTCAGCGCCGAGCGCGAAATCGTACGTGGACCTTCATCCGGAGATCGCTGACCAAGCGACTTCGATGGCCGGCGGCGCCAAGACGGCCATGTCGCATGTCGAGTCTTCTCAAGTGATGTGTGCCCGCTGCAAGGGGAAACTGAACGTGTTTGTCTCTGGCAAAAAATCGTCCGTGTCTGTGGTGTGCCGCTCGTGCCACGAGATGCATAAGAAGTAAACGTGAGACTTTATTGCAGACACTCAAAGCAGCTTTTCATCAAAGATTTTCGGGCTTTGGTAGTAGCTGATCGCACGGCACTGAGCCACGATGCTCTTGCGCAGCTCTTCCAGCTCCGGGTGCAGAACCTCCGCAAAGGTGGGAGCCACCCAGAACCTCAGCGCGGCTTCGTAGATCTTTCCCCACAGAAGGCGCTCCCGACGCACCTCCCAAATCCGCGTCCGCCCGTCAGACGCTCCGTAAGATACAAAGTGGCACGCAGATGTGTTCAGCGCAGCCATCTCGCTCTGAATCTGTGGCATGTAGTAGGGCGGGATAGACGTGTGCGCCTTCTTTTTGCCTCGCGTGTAAGGACACTTGATCTCCAGCGCAAACACATCGTTCTCCGTAGCCACCAGCCCGTCTGCCGAGACGACCAGCCATGGATACAGGTCATAGGCGCCCACCTCGAAAACACTCACCCGCTGCCCGTACGCAAACTTCCGCACAGCCGCCTCCTGGTATTTTCGAGTAGCGACAGGTTCCCACTCCGTTCCGTGGTTGCACGCTTCCATCGAAGACGCCGGAAGCTCGACCTGCGCACCCCCCCTCACCCACTCCCAGTATTCTTTCATCCTGTCTTTCTCCCAGAATCCCAGAACCGTCGAAAGATTCGACCCTGTGATTGGGTGCACACCCTCATCCTCAAACATACTAACATGCTTTCGAAACCGAAACCAAGCCTCCGTGCGCTGCTCCGTCCAAAAACACGCCTCCGTGGGGGGGTTGGGGTTCGAAAAGATGCGGTTTTTCAAAAACTGCGAGCGCGAAGAAAGCGCGATGGCCCCATCCGCCCCCACAACACCCCCCTCCATGCAAGCAGCCGCCGTGTGCAGCACAACACCCAACACGCAAGCTTAAAGCCACACTGTGCTTAATAATACTCAAGACCAGAAACGGCGCCGGTTCTCCAATCCAACACACACCGACCCACCTCTTTGCGCTCATCCTTCTTGCCACACAAAATAGGGATGACCAAACGCTCGAGCTGCGAAAGCTCATACAATATCTCAACGTCCCTCCCACAGTAAGACACCATCTCCTCAAAAGACATCCCCCCGATCTCGCTCCCCGATGAACTCTTACCCACAATCCCATTTGCGAGAGCCACAGAATCCAAACTCGGCCACACACCAACCGATTTTCGGGTCTGCTCAAAAAAATCGATCGTCTTGTGACGCCAAGATTCGACCCTTCGGCTCTCGATGCCGTGACACTCCATCAACGTGTAGTCGTAATCTGCGTTGAACACAAAAACTCGCGATGCGAAATCCAAAACACGCCCCAGCTCGTCAATCTGCCGCTCGTTGAAACAAACAAGGTCACCCCGCCACCACACCACGCCGCACAAAAAACTAGCAAGCTTAGGGTCCGCCAACGTGGCTTCGGTGTCGAAAAACACGTCCATCCGTCTGCCCTGTGAGATATTTAGGTCACCCGATGCCGGCCTCTTAATATCCCTGAAACCAGAGTCATCACACACGGGCCATGTCGGCAACAGACGACATCTTTGTCATCATCTCTGCGACCCTCATCTGGTGCTGTGAAACGTCTCTCCGGTCAAAAGCAGGTGGGGTTTACACCCTTGTATCATACGCCGCCTTTCAAACCATCTACTCTTCAGTCATCGTGGCCGCGTGCAAGTGGGGAAAAGTAACACGACCAAAAACATTCTCCCTCCCTCAATCGATTTGTTTTGGAGTCTCGGCAGCGACTTATTGCGTCACAAGAACGTATGTCGCATCCTCGAATGCTTTGTTTGCCGTTTGCATCCTAGGATTCCGCCCCGAAACTTCCACAAAACCCAAACTCGCGCTCTCCGTTCTCTCCGGCATCACGTGTCTGGTGTCTTTCGGACTCGCCAAGAAACCAGTGACCCTAGAGGATTGTTTCGCCGCTGCATGCATCCTATACTGCATCATGGTCTCTGAAGACATGAAAACCCCCGACGAAGGCAAATGGATGCTCGTTCTGTCAACACCGTGGGCGCTGCTAACACTCGCCGGGTTCTTTATTCTGGGATCTCCGGGCCCATCCGCGCCCGAAGACCACCCCATCGGTATTCTAAACGGATGCCTCGTGTTCCTCCTCTCGAACATCCTTATTTCAGCGGGTCGGTCCCACCGAGCTGTTGGGATTTCAGCGATGACCCAAGCCGGCGCACTGCACTCGTGGTATTCGACCCTTGTAGCGGTCTGTGCTGGTGCCCTAGAAGAAGCATCGATTCGCAAGCAGTGGTGGTTCGGATATGCACCCTTCAAAGATGAGTCGGCGGTCGACGAAGGATTAGAGCTCGATGGACTGACCTCTGTGGAGGACGAGGAGGTTTCGTACCCCCCGGCCCCCCCCCCCGCCCGCCGCCCAACCAACCCCCATGTTCGGAATGGAACTCCGTAAAAACGGTGTTTGTGCAAAAACAAGCACGGGAACAAACGTGTATTGTACAAATGGGCAAGTGATTGTCATGAAGGACCAGCGGCTGCAGGTTTTTGTCCACGACCCCGCCGCCGCCGCCGCCGCCGCTGCCGCTGAGGATCCACCACCTCCCCGCGCCGAAATGGAAAGAACGCAGGAGGACCCCCCGACTTCAACGTGACGGTCTGCTCAAAAATGCATTCGCCACGACACATCTTCTCGAATCCGCAATTCCGTTCAGCGTTGTACATCCTCCCGTCTGAAAATGTGACCGTGATAACTTCTCTGTAAAACCCCCGTGCCCGGTCTTTTTGATCTTTGTCTTCCCCGTGAAACACGTACGGATGAAGTCTCCCCGTCCCTTCGGCGACCAAAACTTTGCTGCCTCCCCCCTTCAAGAACTTCCCCACCTCCCCACGTTTCACCAGAACAACGGTTGCGTGGCCACTGGAACCCCGGACCCCTTCAACGGCAGGTCCTGCCGATGTGCACAACACAAACAAGGGCACATAGTTGTTCAACCTCGGCGACAACAGAATCATCCGAAAGAACATCCCCGCGGTGTCTTCGCAATCTCCACCCCATTTGATTTCCCCCGTTCCCGCAATCGGAGTACGACACGGATCCTCGATGGGGTCGGTCCCGACACAATCAAAAAGATACGGCGGTCGCAACCTATCTAACAGAGTGTTGAGATTGGTTGCATACTCTATATCTTCCAAGCCTTTTCCCTGAAACACTTCCTCGATCGTTGTGTTTTCACCGGGTGAAAGGTCGGGGAAATACTTCTCGTTTACGAATCGCCACCAGGGACATGCTTGGTAATGCCCATCGATCCACGCCCGGTAAAAATGCACGTTCAAGTCATTCCCCGCCGGACACAAATCCAAGGGGGTGTCTCCAACACGAAATTGGGAAGATACCACACATACCGAACCCGTGTTGGTACCTCCTCGAATAATCTGGACTTCACAATCTTCGTGTGGGAAAGAACTGAAACAAGACACTCCCATGTGAGACCTGACCTTTTCCCCGCCTTCCGTTTTCACTGTTTCCCAAACATCAACGTAGACAAGTTCTTGAAGTTTCACCTCACGTAATGAAACTTTTATTTCTTTTCCGAGATGACATGTTATTGTCTTTTTTGGATCGCCGTAATCACTTGTGATCCACACGTACGACACAAGGTTTCCGTGCCCACACCCGACTTTCAAATGCAGTTTGTATGTAGCATTCACACTCCGCCACGTCGGCGCCGGCATGCCGGCCATCGGCGCCTTTAGAATCGGGGGCAGATATTTAACTATCTGCCGGACGCACCCAAAACGGGAGATGGAAGAACAGGCGGCCCCGGACGCACCGCCCGCGACCCCTGTTGTTCCGGCGCCGAACCCAGACCCGGTGCCGGAAGTCGCAGCGGCCCCGAAAACAACGGAACCCAGTGCACCCACTAAAGAACCGAGGACGGCCTCTCGCGTATTTAGAGACAAAGAAGGCAAATATAGTCACGACCCACAGTTGTTGGAACAGCTCTCGAAATCCAAGTTCGAGCAAGGCAAACTTGTGGCGCGCATCGACCAAATGCAAAAGCAAGACGAGACCAAGATGGCACCGGTTTCGGCCGGCGTGGACAGGGAGATGCTGGCGGCGGTTCAGCGCGCGACAACCGAGGCTTCGGCCGCGGCGCGCGAGCTTGAGGAGTTCAAGCGCACCGCCGCGTCCCAGATGGATTTGGCATCTTCGAAGATTACGGCTTCAGAGGAGGAACTCCAGCGCAAGCTGCTTGAACTCAACGACATGAAGTCGGAACTGGCAAAGTCTCGCGAGGAGAGGAATGCACTCGAGACCGAGAACAAGGAGCATCGCAAACGGACGCGCGAGCAGCTGGAGATGCACAAGGAGCAGATTCTGGAGTACATCCGCGAAGTCGCTGGGGTTAAGGACTGCGCCATGGAACAGCGCGTCATGGACGCCATCTCGGCGGGGGACCGCAACCCGGAAGTGAGTTTCATGGTCGCCGCGTCGGCCAAGCATTCTACAGACCAACGCGACTCCAAGAAGATGCGCACGGAGTATGACGACCTGCGGAAGAAGTGGGAGAACATGTCGGGCGAGCTGCAGGAGCGCCGCGCCGCTGCCCCCCCTCTCCAGACCCCCAGCTCGCGCTTTGCGCCGGAGAAGCCCGAGGCTCCCCCCTCTTCCCGCATCAACGTGGGCGGGCACACGCTGCCTGAGTCCATGTCCACTGGGCTCTGGGATTCCATGCGCACTATTGTGCCCTCCGTGTAAGATGTGTGGCATGCGTGAGTGACATAAAACAACCCCTTGCACTGTCAAACAGCTGCAGCCACGCGCACAGCCACAGGGTCCAGCTCGCACGCATCCCAGTTCTGCAACCCCAGCGCGGGCTCCACGGTGGCTTTCCAAGCCCGGTCTCGGTGTCTGTACGCGTCGGTGAAGATGCGCGGCTCCTTTGCACCCTTGGCGCCCCACGTGAAAGCGCCCTTGATTACATGCGACCGACTGTGTCCCGCGCTCAGCGACGCATTCCGGTCAACGGCGATCCGGCCCGTGTAAGCAGGAGCGCTGTTCCCAAACGAGTTTTCGAGCACCCCGGTGCCCCGGAAGATGACCGCGCCCGCCAGCGGGGCTGTGGTCATGCAGAAGATCCCGTCCGGGTTGGTGTAAGCCCCATTGCACACCAGAATCCGCCCGAACTGACGATGTGCAGACACGGCGGGACTGTCAAAGTCCGGAACTGCCATCTTTTGGCCTGGGGTTTTAGATCCCGAATCCAACACATTGCGAATCCGAACCCCCAAACACGATGCTGCCGCCGAAATGAGTCTTCCGCGATTGCGCCGGGCCAGCGATTGCGTTCTCATATATTGCCCACTTTCGATGAAATCTCGCAGCTTCATCTCCGATGCTTTCAACGAAAGCGCTCGCAGTTCTACCGCACCAGGACCGCATCCAGCCTGACAACACATCCACAGACAGTGCGACCGGTACCCCCGCTCATCGTGGTTGATTCCACGATACAACCCCACAAACGACGCGCGTCGATCTAGAAAGGGAGACCACGCCACGTCGTCATCGGGGGAATGGATAGACGGGCACACCGCGTCGTGCGGGTCCAAACAAATCTTGTTAAGTTTCTGCAGCTTTGACCGGGCGTCACAACAAACCCGGTCGATGTCCTGCTCCTCCACGTTTACGGCGCAGACAGCGACCCCGAAACCTGTTTTAGAGTCCAAGAGACCGTTCATAGGAGAATCCTCGCGGAGTTCACAGACCCATCCCCGGGGAATGCATTCGTCGTTTTGAAAAGAATGGCAAGGCTGGCTGATCCATCTCTTTCCCCAGCCACCCAGCGCAGACGCCCCCAAATTTATACACTCGATTTCCTCGGCACAAGCCTCCGGCTTCACCTTCAAAAAATCACCCACAACCTCCATCCACGCGCCCGCTCAACCCCGAGCAAGGGGTAGACATCTTAAAGCTCAAAGGACCGCACTGGATTCGGGCGACGTCGAAACGAGGATTTCCCCGCCGTCTCCCATAAAGAGAAACGGAGATCCGGCATCCATAGCGAGTCTCCGTTTCATCATCTCGAAAAGCACGTTCGAATCCGCGACCGCGATCTTCTCAGCGCCGTCCAAATCGAAGACCGGGCGGAACCGGGCCTCGAGAGCATCAAACCCCTCGAACTCCAATTTTCTGCAGCGGATCGTCCCTAGGAACGCCATGCAGAGCGAGAGGCCCACCTCAGGACACGACACACCGACACATCTCTCACGCATGATCGTGCAGATGCGCTCAGCGATTGCGTCGCGAAGCCGGTCCCTGGAGTAAACCGTGATGTAGGCAGCGCCGGCGTTCACACCTCTTGTAAACGGATACAGCGGAAACTCGTCGAGCCTCTCAACAAGCAGCTGTCGAGCAAACGCAGGAATGACAGAAAATCCGACGGCGAGTAGCGGACTGGCAAAGATGTTGACGATGTCGTCCCGGATGACGACATGGACACAACCCACGTTGATGCTTTCGATGGCATGCATCGGATCGAGAAACAGACTTTGGCTGTAGTCGAAGGACGCACATGCCATCTGTGCAAAGTTTTCCCTTTGTTCCACGACACAGTCGACGATGAGTTGTGCAACGTCGGAAAAATCCTCGACAGGGGGTTGCACAGACATTAATTCCCGAGCGGTACCCGTGTGTGTCATGTTGGTGTGTTAAAAGGCTCGGCTGTGATGTCTTCATCCAGCGAATACACGGGCGGGGACAGCGACAGCGATCTTTCGGTGGACGAAGAGGTGGAGCAGAGAGCCGACGACCCGGCTCCGGGGGACGGATGCTGGTGGTGTTTGAACGCGTGTGGTTCCGATGAGTTTCAGAAGGGGGCCAATTCTTTGATGCGGCACGGGATGGAGTACATGGGCACGGAGATGATGTTCTTGGAGATGGCCAAGTACAGGTGGGGGGTGTTTGAACACGGCGTGGGCGACCCGCCGGCGAACTACGCGAGAGAGTTTCAGGTGCATTTCGAGCACCTTCGATCCGATGAGGTGATGCGGTACCGGGTGAAGTGTCGTCTTTGGGACGAGATGGAGACGGCGAGGACACACATGTACGCTGAAGATGAGAATTTGGGGATGGTTTCCGGCGAGCCGATGAAGGGAGCTGCGGGTTCTTTTTACAACGCGACGGGGAACCTGCGGCAGATATGCAGGCAATCCACGACCGGTGGGGCATTTAATACCTGATGAAGGTTTAGAAACCGAAGAGGTGCGAGTTAAGGGATGCTTGCCTCTTTCCCGCCGGTCCCGGGGATGGCGGGGTCGGCGGATCCGGGGCAGCCGACCTCGTACGACGACTTGACCTCGATGATGGACGCTGGCGTGCTGGGGTCCGGCACGGCGTCAACGTCGCTGAACGTTTCGATGCGCATGCGCCCGATCCGCGACGGGAGAACGAACCATGTGAAATCTGGCGACATCATGTTTATGCACAACAAAGGCGCCGTGGGCCACGATCCGGAGGTTGTGACGCTGCTCACGCTGGAAGCCGTGAACTATGAAATTGCCACAAAGAAGACCGACCCCTACGATTTCACGTTCATCGGGTTTGCGGCCGCGGATTCCGACCCGGGGGGACCCGAGGACCAGAGCATCGCAATCACGCTCGAGGGCATGGGGTTCATGCGAAACGTCTGCGTCGGCGTTACCTACTCAACCGTCAAAAACGATGAGGGAATTGACAGACATGTAGTCAAAATAAAGAAGGAACCGGTGTACACCGGCCAAGGGTTGTATCTGAACCTCATGCTAATGCAAAAAAAACCGCAAGAGGGCCCGTCGGATACTCCAACAGTCCAGCTCGTACAGTCTTCCAGAGGACGCGAACCTACGGCTGAGATCATGGAAGACTTTTTCCCGGCATACGTCATCAGTACCAAGGCGGGGGGACAACGTGACCTGTTCATGTGCATCCGGCGCATCGGGATGGTGATGCATGGATGTGCGTCGGGGAATTTGGGCCCAGAGCAGCGCGGGTTTCTTTTTCCCAAGAACCCCACCCATGCGAGTCTTGCCCCGAAGGCGACTGTTTGTTGCCGTCTGTGAGAAAATAAAGCACCGCTCTGTCTGTTGGCATATTTAGGGGGTGGGTGCACGGCACAAACACCAGAACACAAAGACACACAGACCGGAACCGGTGCAAGGGGCCGCCAAGCAAGCATGTCGGCCAGTCGGTTTCCGTGCGTGACTGCGAATTTCACGCTGTGTCCCAGTAAAGTGAAGGGGCACCGTACGTCCGATGTCACTGGACAAGATTGGTGTCGTTCCGGGGAACTGGCTTTGATGAAGACGGATATCAACCCCAGCGACTGTGATTACGAGGGCACGCCGTTCATCCGCACTGTTCTTGGAGAACAATTAAAAAAAAAGAGTGGAGATGGGTCGACGCTCCAGGCGGTCGGATTTGTGATGCCTGTTTACGGGTGGGACCCCCCCTCCATACCCCGCCCACCACACCTCACCCCCCCCTCCCAGGAACAAGAACGAGAAAATCGCCGTTCAACTGAACGGTGTGGTGTCCGTCATCAACAACAGCAGCCATGACATCGTTGCCGGATCACCGATCATGTGGTCCAACCCCAAAAAGTACGGCAGACTCCGTGACTGGGAATTGGGCGGCGGGCGTGCTCGTCGCCATGCCAGTGACGCGGGCCGTCATATCGCCGTTCTGCACAAGTCATCGACGAGGAAGCGTCTGGTGGGAACGGCACTGACCAGCGCCAAGAAGGGCCAGGCCTATTCTCTGCATGTGCACATCGATTCCTCGCACCCCTCGCACCCCTCGCACCCCTCGCACCCCTCAGGGCAGCATGAGGCCGAGGGGGAGGAGGGGGTGTCGGTGATAGACATGTAGATCCACCGATGCGCTTTAAGGCCGCTGCGGGTGTGTCTGTCTGTGATTGAGGAAAGAAGTTACCGGCCACAGCGATGGTTGTGGCGCACCGCAAACTGAACTACAGCTGGTGGAAGGGGGGCGGGGTGGGGAAAAAGCAACACGCGCGCACTGAGCCTGCCGTGAACCTTCCAGCGCACGTGAAATTGGTGGGGTGCTCAGACCGCAAGCTGCATCTGCTGAGCTTGGCGCGTGTTTTTGAAGTGGGAAACTTTAATTCCACCAACACGTCTATACAGATGCCGCCGTGGATTGGCGGCACAGCGGTGATCAAGCCGAGCGGGAATGTGATGGTGGTAGGATGCAGCACGGTGGAGGATGTGCGGAACGCGATCCGCTATATCACGGGACGCATGGTGCATCTCGGGCACAACACGCGTTTTGTCGAACCGACGATGACGTGCACGGTTTGTTCTTTTTCGGTGGGTCACGAAATCGACATGCGGAAACTTCTGGGCATGTTTGACCCGTCGGAAATCTCTTACCGGCCGTCCAAGTTTCCGGCGGTGCGCATCTACCACCACAAGGACGGTGTGGCCGGCGCGCCGCGATTTACCGCGAGCGTCTTTCGAAACGGACATGCGGTTGTGAATGGTTCTTACGCACACAAACAAAGCGACGAAGTGCGGTCAATTGTCACGGAATGGTTAAGACGAGCGCGGGCGGCGTGAAGAAGCGGAGGGCGCCGAAGGGGGTTGTCCCGGAGCAGCGGTTCCGGCGCATCTTTGCGGAGCGGATGGCCCGTGATGCGAGAGGGCGCACGTTCCGAATCAGCAAGGAGGCGATCGCGACGGGACGCAAGCTCATCGACAAGTGGACGGCCAACCGTGTGGAGGGGCTGCGCTCTCTGGCCCGGTTCAGCAAGAGCAAGATGCTGAAGGACTCGCACGCCAAGCTGAGCTCCGAAATCGCCAACTTGAAGCGTGGCATCACGGTGTAACGCATGCTGCTGCTTTTGCTTTGATGCGTCTTTGTAAACTATAAGGCTACACCTTGATTTGCTGCATCTTTCAGTTGCTCCAAATTTGGTTTTTTGTTCATCCATACTTCTACGATATCAATATAGGAGAAACAAACACCCACCTCACCTCTCGGGCTGTCTCCATCCCAAGAAAGAG